TCCATGCTAAAAGAAAACGTGGTGGTAAGATGCGAAAGAAAGGTGCAAAGGGTGCACCAAAAGCATCTGACTTTAAACGTGCAAAACAAACGGTGAGGAAAAAATAATGACTAAACTTTGTCCTAGAGGTAAATCGGCAGCGAAGCGTAAATTTAAAGTTTATCCGTCTGCATACGCGAATGCATATGCTTCCAAAATTTGTGCAGGTAAAATTAAAGATCCGTCTGGTGTAAAACGAAAAGATTTTAAAGGACGTAAACCAGCAGCTGACGGTGGATTAATTGTTGATGAAGATATGACTATGATGGTGGAGGTATAATGAGCTCAGAAAATTTATTAAAACAATTAGAAGAAGCTAAAAAAGAAGGAAAAGTAGAAGATAAAAAATCTAAATTTCTTAGAAAAAAAACTAGAGGTGACAAATTAAATAAACTTTTAAAACAAGCTCTTTATGGAGACCCTTTACCTGTTAGAGACGATATAAGAAAAGATGCTTTACCTTCAGTACCTAAATTTAAAAAAGGTGGTAGAGTTGCAAAAGGATGTGGAGCAATTTTATCTAATAAAAGAAAAAAAACTAAATATTACTAATGGCAAAAAATGGTCTTGATAAATGGTTTAAACAAAAATGGGTAGATATTGGTTCCAAGAAAAAGGATGGTTCATTCGCAAAATGTGGCCGTTCAAAACAAAAAGCAGATGCGAAACGAAAGTATCCAAAATGCGTCCCACTTGCAAAAGCCACACGGATGAGCGACTCGCAAAGGGCGAGTGC